CCAGGGCCTGGGCGGCGGCGTGGTAGTTGTCGCGGCCGGTCAACTGGATGAGGCCGCGACCCCGGTACCGCCAGCCGTCACCCTGATGGTTATTACCGTTGCGGCCGGCATAGGCGTCGTTCGCAATCGCTTCAGGCTTCCGTGCCAGTGCGATGGCCTTCGCGTTCGGCTTGCCATCCGGCCCGCGGTACCGACTCTTCCAGGTGGCCGCCAAACCCTCGGCGCTGTAGTTCAGGTTCTCCACCAGCCGGCGCAGCTGGCCAGACTCATGGCCGATCTGGGCCAGGAAGGCCGCCTGGCGCACTGGGCTGTCGATCTTCCAGCGCGCCATGGCGCGGTTCAATGCGGGTACAAAAATGCCCGCGACTGGGCGGGCATTGGGAAGGATCTGCAGCAGCTGCTGCTCGGTGATCGGCATGCGTGTTTCTCCAGGCAAAAAAATACCGCCTCTCGGGCGGTCGATGGTTCGGTAGCAGGCCTGCTATGCGGGGCGCGCTGGGCGCTGGGCGCTGTCGGGCCAGCCAATGGCGCCATCCTTCCAGGCGCGCAGCGCGATACGGTAGTCGCGCCACTGGCGCTCGGTGCCGGGCAAAGCCGCTGGATCTTCGTCTTCGATCATCAGCAGCTGATCAGGGATGATTGCCATTTCCGATGCCACCCAGTCGCGCTCAACCTCAACCGGGTCAGGCGCGGTGATACGGGCGTAGAAGTCGTCGACCTCTTCATCGGTGAGCGGGATCATGCTCGCATCGATAAATGAGTCCTGCGATCCGTCAGCCGCATAGGCAAAGATGTTCGACAGGCCGTCCCAGTCCGCTGTGCGGAAATACTTCATCAGTTCGTCGCGCATGCTCTACCTCAGTTCTACGGCAACAGGTCCTGTGTTCAAGTTACCGGTGTTTGTCGACAGGGAATACGTGGCCCCGGGCGGAATAGCGATAGTTGCGGAAATAAGCGCACCAACTGCAAAGGACATCGGGCTATATGCCACGCCATTTCCTCCAGAACCGGACACGCTGATAGTGAAAAACTGGCTCGCCGCGGATGCCTGCGCCGCAAAGTGAAAGGTAATTGTCCGACCCGTGTCGTTCGTGTAAGTAGTACCCACAACTCGCGTGACTAAACCCCACGTCTGGTTAACGCCAAATGGAGTTGTTTCAACCCATGCCGACCAGGTCCCGTTCAGCAAAAGCCTGTACCAACTTCTTCCGGTCGTAACTTGCGTGAACTCTTGTTTGACGTACAGAGAGCCCTGGGCGATTACTGTCAAATAGCCGTTTGATGATATAGGCAGGTTTGCGCCAGATGAGTTGTTGCAGTAATACCACCCGGACGCTCTAATATCGTTGATGGCCGAGGAAAGAACAGTTACGGCATAGCCGCCTACTCCGCAGTCACCAACAGAAAGCTTTTCAGACCATATGCTCCATGAAGTGCTGTATAGGCGGGTGTACATCTTCCCTACGAATCCTGCAGTCATGCCATAGGCAATCTGCGTAACGAGGCTGCCGTGTCGCAGAACGTCAACATAATAAGCAACTCCGGTAGCCGGTCCATTTGTCACCCCGTTACCGAACGCATAGCGACCAGGCGATGTCACACTGTTCAAGTCAGTGATCGGGAGGCTCACTGCGGTGCCAGTGAACCCTAGATCCCCGATTCGCATGACGCGACCGACGGTTGAGTCGGTGGTCGATGTAGTCAGCGTGCCGGTTGATGCAGTACCAAGACTCGCAAGAGCCGTCCCCCATCCATCCACCATTTGCCGGACACGGTCGGCAAGATCCTTCACGTATCCCTGCATCGGCGCAAGGCCATACGACCCGGCCGTTACCGTCGTACCCAGATAGGCCGGCAAAATGCTGAGCACTGTCGCGCTGGCGATGTTCGCAACTTCGTACCACCGGCCATCCGGCCCTTGAAACGCATCGCCAACGCGAGCGTTGAGCGAAAAGTTGGTGCCGGTACCGGTTACGGTCGTTTGTCCAGAGGTGATCGCCACTGTGCCTGTTCTATACCATGGCATGCGGAGTTCCTTTTAGAGGGGTTTCATTGGGCGTGACGCAAATAGCGTCCGCCCATTTGCAGTCAATGGGTTGATGCCTGAACCGTTGTCACAGTACATCTGCAGTATCGAACGGTTACTTGGCAGAAAGCCGCCAAAGTTAGTGCGAATTGGCTGTGTTGTTGCGCCAATGTTTGTGCATGAAAACAGCGCATTGGCCAGAACATAATCCGCGTAATTACCAGTCCAAGGCATCTGCTGGCTAGGCGCGTAGTAATTTGGCCTTGTTATGGGGTTGCCAGTGTTTACGAAGGCCGTGCTCGCTGGCTGGCTATTGAGGAGCGACAGGTTCGCAGTAGTGACGAAAGTCCGATTTCCATTGGCGTCACGAACTGACGCACCATAATCACCTGCCGATGTGTTTGGTGTCATATAGCTCGCGCAGTACCACTTGATCTGCATCGGATACAGCCATATGTCTCCATGAGCGGGATCGTTCCATGCTTTGACGCGAAACCCTGTCCAGTTGCCAGGCCCTCCGATAACGTAGAAGTTTCCCACCATCATGTAGTTGTCGGCGTTGAGGAAAATCAGCGGACGCTCATAGGTCGTGATAGGTGAAGCAAAGTCCGCGCCACCCCACTGAATTTGCGTGCCGCTGCCTGGGCCCTGAAATCCAATATTGAAGTTACCGCTGTAACGCACAGTGAGAACCCGGTTAATCGCATCGATCTGCGTTTTTACGTCATTGTTGAACGCGCGAATACCATAACTTCCAGGCGCGGAGAACGGCTCTCCGCCTTGCGAGAGAATCATTACCTGCCATTGATTATTGTATGGCTGGCGTAACTGCAAAGTACCCGTAGAGTACCAGGCCTGCGGCGAGTAAGTGTTTTCCCCGAGGTTCTGCAGGGTATCGACCACCACGAACGACTGGGCTTGAATCTCAGGGATCGAAATGTACTGATCGAATGCCCCGTTGCCGGTCACCTGCATCATTTTCAGCGAGCGAATCGGCGTGATCGTGGTGTCTAGCGTAACGGCCCCGGACGCATCCCGCGTCCGGAGTCCATATTGCACAGCCATCAGGTCATCCTCCCCAGAGCCGCGCGCTCGATGTAATTGAGGTCGTAGACGTAGATGCCTCCGTTGTTGATCAGCGTCGAACCGCTGCCGTCCTGGCCGCGCAATGTGAAGGTCCCGGTCACCATGTTCATCTCGATCAGCGGTCGGCCTTGAGAGTCAACCGCCTGCGAGCGAAGAGTCATGCTCAGGATGAGCTGCTGAATGAAGGCTTTGTTGATGAAGGCGGTGTTGACGAACATCTGCCCGTCCTGGAACACAAACAGGTTTGCCTCAGGACCGCTCAGGCCATTGGCGATGACAACCTGGTCGGCAGACATAATGATCTGGCCGACGCTTCCGTCGCTGCCCTGAACGATACCTGTCGCCACCTTCTTGCCGTTGACGTTGGTCTCAGTCTTCCACGAGGATATCGCAGACACCTTGCCGTCAATGCTGGCCACGACCTCATCGGTTCGCTGAATCGACGCGGTAGCCTGGCCAACCTGGGCCGTCAACGTCTCATTGCTCCGAGCCAGAGCGGTAGTTTCAGTAGTCCTGACCTGCTGCTCGGTAACAATCGCGGCGGTGGACGTCCAAAGCTTAATGGCCCCGGCAAGATCGCCATCGGCATCATCATCCCGCGATGACGCACGCAGGACCTGAACGCTTTCGGCGGTGGAGATTGTCCTGCCTTCCACCTCGTCGATTTTTGCGGTGTTGGTCTGAACCTGCTGGGCCAAGCCATTGGCCGACTCAACGGACTGGCCAACGTCAATCCACAGCGTGGCATTCGGTGGAGCGTTCGCGCCTGAAGAATCTGCCGCCACAGGAACCTTCGCCTGGTAGATCCGACCGCCCTCGACGACCATCTGCCCAATTTCATAAGGTTCATTCTTGTTGTAGGCCTTCAACCCATCCAGAGCATCAATCTGCTCCTGCAAGCCATCGATCTCTTCACCGAGCACAGGCCCGAGCTGCCCTCGCTCAATTTTCCCTTTGAGCGCCTCGAGCATCGTGCTCACGTCGGTCGAGGTAGAGGCCGAGATCTTCAGGTAACCACTTACTCCGTAGGCGTTCTTGGACCTGATGAAGTAGTAGTAGTTGGTGAAGAAGGCCAGGCCGGTGTGAGTTAGGCTCAGGCCCTGCCCCAGGTACTCAGCCTGCGATACCGGCGCCTGCGGGTCCATCGTGTAGAAGTACTCGTAGGTGCCACCGTTCAGGCCGTGCTGCACGTTGCTGGGCGCCAGGTTGATGCTCTCGATGGTCGAGGTCACGACGCAGGCTTCCGGCACAGGCGGCCCGTCGATGTTGACAGTGATGCTCGCCTCGCCCGAGCGAGCCAGTGGTCCGAGCGCGGCAACGCTCATCGTGTAGTTGCCAGATGGCAGGCCAGACAGCGGAAGCTTCAGCGTAGTCTCCGGCACCTGGTGGGCCTGGACTGCCACACCAGCCTGGCGCACAGTCACCGCAAAGCCCGTCACGATGCCGAAGGGGCGCTCCCAGCTGAGCACGCCCTGGGTTACTTCCGCCGTCTCGTCCTGGGTCCAGGCCAGATTCGTCGGAGAACCCAGCCCGCCAGCCGGCATGTTGATGAAGCCGATCGGGTTGTAGGGCTGGCCCACAGCATCATCGAAAATCGCTGCTTCGTATTGGGAAACGGTGACTGTGCAACCATCATCGGCGCCCATGTTCCAGTCGGTGACGATGAACTCGCCAACGATGTTCAGTGAGGGCAGGTTTACCCGAACCACTCGGCCAGGTCGGCAGTTGTAGCCTGCGAAATTCATCGGGATCTGCAGAGACCCGGCTGCTCGAGCGCGGCGCAATTTGATGTTCGCCAGTCGCTGCCCCTGGTAGGCGTTGGTCACATACCCGAGGGACATGGACTCAGCAGACTCTCCGCCATCCTGATCCACCCATTCCTGCACGCGAACTTCCGGAAAGTCGGTCTCAGCCCAGGACTGGGATGGATCGATGAATGTGCCGGTGACGATGTTGATTGCAGCATCGTTACCGACCTCGGTTGAGCCGGAGACGGTACCGATCACCATGTCCTCGGTAATCTCGAAGTCCCAAGGACCGTAGTAGGCGCCTGCCTGGAGCATCCACTTACCGCCGACGCGGATCAGATTCCCGGCGCACGACTCCTCCAGCTTCTGGATAACGTTGGTGCGTTGTTCATCGGCGCCGATGACGCAGCCAGTGCGGTACCTCGGGCCGGTGGTACCGTCTGGATTGCCTACCGACTCATCGCAGACGTTGGCAGCACTGGCGAAGGTCTCGAAAACGATTTCTTCATCCGGCACCTTGCAGCGCGTGCGCAGGAACCAGAGCAGGTGCAGCGCGGTGTTGTCGCTGTATCCAGATAGCCCTGTGCGTGGGTCGTACAGGTCGTTGCGACCACGCACGACAAACCGAACATTGGGTATGCCGGAGGGAAATTTTTCAGGGCTGTGCTTCAGCGACAGACGTACGTATGACAGCCCTCGGCCGATCTGCGTGTCTTTCCAGTCAGGGCAGTTGGCCCGTAAAAACGCGTTCACCTGCGTCGGGTTGACGACAAGTTCGTAGGACGCAACCCCTGGAAAGGTGGAAATGTCTTCCTCTCCCAGGTAGATGGTCTCAAGCGCATCTACCGTGCCCTCGCTGAGGACATACACCAGGTGGACCCATTCGCCTTCTGTCTGATCGCCGGCCTGTTCCTGCGCCCAGACCAGCACACCGCCAGTGCTTACCCTACCCAGAATGAAGCGGGCAGGAGCCTTGGACGAGCGCACAGTCTGCGCGGAGGGCTCACTGCTGTAACTTCCGCGACCGGTCTTCAGGGCCGCATCCTGCTGGCTACCAACAAAAAGCCCAACCGCACCACCGATGAGCGCGAAACCAACGCCACCAGTGACGAAGCCAAGGGCAGCCCCTGCGGCGACTAGCGCAACCTTCCTGACTGCCTTGCTCATTCAACCCTCCACACCACCACCGGGTCACAGGCAATTCGCCCTACCCCATCCTCTGTCACCGACCAGAACTCGCCCGCCCAGAACACAGCCACGCCGCGCCCATTCGGCCCCTCATACATGGCGACATCACCACGCTGGATGAAGGCAGGCGCCACCCGCGCAAAGTGGTAGTCCCAGGCCGCATCGAGCGAGCCGTGAAGTTTCTTCAGCAGGCGCTTGGCCCCCGTTTCAGTGGTGTACCGCCCTCTGTACTGCTCGGCCGGGTCTGTTCCGCACACTGCCACTGCGCAATCCGCAGCAAACAGGCAGCAGTCAAACGCCCCCCATGAAAAAGGCCGCTCGGTGGCGGCCTTGATCGTGTCGGCGAGTTGGGTGGTCCAGTCTCGATTTCGCATGGTCTACTCGTAGCTGAAGGATGGAGCGTCCTTGCTGGCACCCCAGTAGATTGGCCAGTCAGCCATTTGGGCGACTGCATAGAAAAACCGGTCGTTCTGGTGTCGAGCGCGGTGGTTCTCGTCCGTCCAGCGCTCTGTGCCGATACGGCTCCACTCGGCCATGCGGTCGATGATCGGGACCTTGATGTGGTTGCCGTTGCTGCCGTTCCCGCTGTAGGCGAACTGGGCGGCGTCCATTCGACCGCTGAACAGAATGTCGGCGGCGTAGTCACCGGCCTGGCTGAACACCACGAACATCAACTTGGCGTTACGGCCACGGCATCCCTTGAGGCTGGTCTCGGTGATGATCGTAGTGTCGAGGCCACTGAGCGTCAGCTCCACGCTCATGGGCGAACCGGAACCGCTGCTCTCCTGGGCCTGGCCAATCTCGCCGAATGTGCCCACGCCGAGGTAGGTAATTCCATCAATCACCAGGTCGCCGGTACCGGTGTGCGCGAAGACCATCCCATCCGGAAAATCCAGCTGACAAGCCCACACCGCGGTGAAGTTACCCTGGGCAATGATGTCTACCACGCTCTGGCTGAAGGGGAACGCACCCGCCATTAGAAGGCCTCCCGAAGTTCAAGTGTGAGGTTGGAGATCACCGGCCGACGGGCGAGCGAATGGCTATCGCTGCTCAGTCGCATCTCTGCGAACGGCGCCTTGTACTCAACAGCCGTGCCAGCGGCGATCGTCTTCCGAATGGGTTTGTTCACCGTGACCAGCACCTGCCCATTGGCGGCCGACACGGCATCGTCGACCACCTCGAACATCACGCCGCCGATGGTGATGTAGTCGCCCATCGAGAAGATTTTCGAGCTGGCTGTCACTCCGCCAATGCTCATCACTGAAGACTGGGCATTGGCAGTGACGACGACAGGAGCACCGATGGAGTCGCTGCGCTTGCGGGTAAATGCCGGAAGATTGAACGTCCCGAACATTCCCTGCAGCCGCCCAATAAAGGCGGTCAGCAACCGTTCCTCATCCCGCGACAGCGCAGAAAAGGTGAGCTGGCACTGCCAGTACGCCCCTGGATACCCGACGATCTGCTGGGCGTTGGACAGCGTCGACGTGAATGCCCGGTTGTTGTAGACGACACCCCAGGTCATTTCGCTCGGGCACAGGCCTTCCGGCCACGCAATTGCCATGTATTCACTCCTGGTGGTCGCTTACCCCTTGCGCAGCATCTGCCGCGCCGGGCCGTTGTTCTTGAAATCCTTAAGGACCATCTGGTAGCCAGCCTGGGCGCCCTGGCTGGCTGCCTCTCTGATCCTCGCCAACGTTGCATCGTCAGCGCTACCCTGAATCTGGAAGTGCTGTTGAATAGGCGGCATCTGGCTCCATCCCCCTGATCCACTGCTTTGCTGGATATCGCTCAGGGTACGGTCAAGCTTCGCGCTGGTGTTCGCAGTGGTGACCCGCTCGCCCTTCTGCAGCAGCCAGGTGCCTTCACGCGGGACGCTGTCGATACCGTCGTGCGCCATGCCGACCAGCGCAAGGCTACTGGCCAGGCCTGTGGTCGTTGTCAGCGCCGTTGCCGCCGGCGCAGCGTTCGCGCCGAACGACGCCAGGGAAGCCATCGCGGCGGCAGGAGCATATGCAGCGGCCATAGCCGTACCTGTTGCAGCCGCCAACGCTGCCGATCCGGCAGCAGCTGAGTTCCCGATCGCCGCGTTCACCGCCATCTGCAGCCCCACCTTCACCAGCATGTGCAGCAGGTCATTGGCGATGCCTTCAGCGAAGTCGTTGAAGTTGAACTTCCCCATCTTCACGAAGTTGACCAGTTCGTCCTCCAGGCTGCCCAGGGCATTGCTGGTCACGTCGTACATCTGCGATGACAGGTCCTGAGCATGATCCGCATAGTCCTGCCAGGCATCCTTGGCCCCGTCCAGCCAGTTGGCTTGCAGCTCGTCCTGCTGGCTGTAGTAATCGACCTGCATCGACAGGCGCTCTTCCAGCGAGGACTGCAAAAGCTCAGCCTCCCGCTTGAACAGGCTCTCGCTGATGTCGCCCGCGTTACGCTGGGCCTGCAGGTCGGCGAACTTCTGGTCGAACTCCTGGCGGATCTCCAGGATTCCCTGCAAGCGCTCGCGGGTCTTGCTACCCATCCCCGCTCCAACGAACTCCATGTCCAGACCTGACTTGGCCGTTGCATTGGCCGCGGCCAACGTCGAAGCATAAGAGGCCGCCTTGGCGTTCTCCTCATTCGCTAGCTTCAGGTGCTTGAGCTGGTCGAGCTCGGCGGCCAGTCCTTTCAGCCGGTCCTGCTGCTGGCTGCTCAGACCGTGCAGCTTCCCGGACTCCAGCTCGAACTGAAGCTTCGCCACCTCGGTGGCGTCCTTGCGCTTGTCGACCTCGGTGTTGATCAGGGCGATCTGGCGCTGGTAGTTCTCTTCGGAGTTCTCGAATGCCTGACTGAGCTTCTTCTGCGCAGCTTCGGCAGCCTTTTGAGCAGCCTTCTGCGCATCAGTCTGGCCGACAATCCCGGGGCTGCCGTTTCCTGGCGGTGCAATCTTGGGTAGGTCGGCCGCAGCTTTTTTTGCTTGCTTGACGTAATCGCGAATTACATCGCCGGACCAAGGCTTGTTAAAAGCATCAGCAACTTCCGACATGATACTGCCAGCGGTTCTTGAGCTGATGATCGCGTCGCTCGTGAGCTGCTCGGCATTCTTTTTGAAGTCCTTGGACATGTCGCCAAATGTGACAGCGCCGAGCAATGTGTTTGCCGTTGCTCCAATGCTCTGCAGATAGGCCATCGTCGTGGCAAATCCACTCGCAATGTTTGCTGCAACAATTGTAAATGCCCGACCGATGCCGTCGGCGAGGCTGGCAGTCATTGCCGTGACCTCAACGAAATCATCGGCAAACTCATGAACTACGTTGCGCAAGCCTCCAGCCTGCTTAGAGGTGTCAGCAAAGTCTTTGGAAAGTTGCGCAAGAACAGGCATGAATTCCGCTGCAAGCGCAGTCTTTGCGGAGGCGGCATATTGGCCTATAACAGTCAGTTCAGTGCTGAACTGCTGGGCAGCTCCTATCGTCTGCTCATCCATAATCATGCCGGCAGACTGCGCGGCATCGCCCAGCTCTTTGAACTTCTTCCCGCCGTTGGCAAGAAGTGGAACCAAGGCCGTGGCTTCGTCGGCGATCGCTTCCATGAAGAAGGTCATTTGTGCCTGACTGACGTTTGCCTTCTGGAGACTGCTAACGTACAGCTGTAGCGCATCCGCGCTGTTCAGCTTACGGAACTGCTCCGCAGTAACGCCAACCTTCGGGGCCACCGTCTCGAAGAAGTTCTTCAGCTCACCCCCGCCAGTGGCAAGAAAGTCTCCGACTTTGTCGTTGGTGTCCTTGAAGATGTCCGAAAGCTTGTCCTGCTGAACGCCGACCGAAGCTGCAGCGGCGGCGTATCTCTGGAACTCAGTTGTGCTGAGACCAGCGAGCGCGGACAGATTTGATATCTCTTTAGCGGCTGCAGCCGAGCTGGTGACCAGGCCGGCCACAACAGCGGGGATAGCAGCGAAAGATGCCCCCACAGCTGCACCCAAGCGCTCGGCATGCTTTCGGATTTCCGCCATCTGCTTCTGAGTTTCACGACCGGCCTTGTCCATAGGACCGGTAAAGCCGCCAATCCTCGCGATCAAGTCGAGAGTTAATGTGCCAAGAGAACGGCTCGCCATGCTTTCCTCCAGGCGAAAAAAAGCCCGCGAAAGCGGGCTAGTTGCTTGTCTGACTACCTACCCTTTAGAACTCTCTGCTTTTCCTCATCGAATTCTTCTTGGGTTAGATGGCCGCGCTCTTTCAGGTCGGCCAGCTGCTCGAGTCGCCGATAGCTATCGTTCTCCGGCGCAGGCTGTTCCGGCGCTTTAACGGTGTCAGATAGGGGGTATCGCCGAATTGCAGATGCCGACCATATAAGCGCAACGAACCACCCAATCACCGTCCATCCGAGCAGCAGGTTGAGCAGGAAAATCGAAACGCGGTTCGGATGCTGCCTGATCCACGCAACTATCGTTGGAGGAAAATAGAACAGTGCCGCGGTTACCGCCGTGCCGATTCCCATGTAGGTGTTCACATCAGCTGCCATGGCTAGTCGCCTTCCATGCAAATTGAGCAATCTAACATCCGGCAGCCTCAGACCAAAGAGCCATAGTCAGGCCCAATCCTCCATCGCCCGTTCAAGGCTTGTGGCATGGCGATCGTCATGAGGGCAGAAATCAGCCGGGGTAAACGGCTCCGGCCTCAGCTTGGTGTTGCGCCCTTGGTTGGCCAGGATCGACGCCAGGAGCCCCGCTGCCCGCTCCACACGCATACCGACGTGGAGGGAGCCGCGGCGATTCCTGTACTTAACCCAGGAGTGAAACTCGCGCAGGCTCAGGGCTTCTTGAGCTTGCGCGATCGTGCGCCCGCCGACGCCGGCGAGGACGAGCTCGTGCCAGAGCTCGTCGAGCTCGCTGAGTTCGGCATCTTTCCCAGGTTGTTCACCTCATGGATAGCCGTGAGCAGCGCAACGGTGAGGTTACCGTCCAGGGCGCCCAGGCGCTTGGTGCTGCTGCGGTCCTTCGCCAGTTCGGCGGGATCGAGCGGGCCATGCGTGATGTCCTGCGCGGTGAACACCGGGTTGCCTTCCTCATCGCAGATGGCTGCAGCGATGCGGCCGGCAATGCTGTCCTGCTTGCCGCCGGC